CCCCTCCTTACGGAGGGGACCCTCTTCTAGCAGACAGTCTAACTTTCGTTAGACTGAGCTTATTCTCCTTTAGCAAGAGAAACTGCTAGGTTTTCCGGATCATTCTTTTCCGGAAATTTTGGATCGGGTCTGGGCTAGCCCAGACACCCCAACCGATCCCTCACTACCACAATGGGGATTGTGGGGACTCCCAATAGGAGTCAAAAAGTGAAAACAAGGAGCAACTTCTCCCACGACTATAATGGTAACATTACTTGGTCGAAGGAGCAGTCCTGGGAGACAGGGGATCATGTGACCCCCTGTACTTACGGCATGAACACTTACAGCGGTTCTGGTGGATCTGCAGCTTTAGGTTCTCAACCTCTTGCTGCTCCCCAAGGAGTTGACAACAACTCCTTGAACCAGGCCACTGCTAATGTCATGAGCACCTTCCAAGAAGCGCTTTCTTCTCAAGCGACCTGGGCTAACAATGCCTTGGAAGCTGAAGGAACTGCTAACATGATCGGAGCAACTTGTTCTAAGTTGTTGGGCTTTGGGAAAGCCCTCGATCGCGGCGCTCCTGCGTCGTACCTCGCTAACCTTTTGGGGATTTCTCACCAGAAGAGTAAGTGGGGTAATGCCAAATCCGCCGGCAAATCCTTTGGAGATGCTTGGCTCAGTTGGCATTTCGGCTGGTCACCTATGGCTGATGATATTGGCGCTGCTATGGACCATGTCAATGACCCTGCGGGTTTTACCCGCAGAATCAGAGGCAGGGCTTCTAGTAGCTCCGAGTGGGAGATCGTTAGTAGAGGTCCCTCTGTCTATTACGTGGATAGAACTAAGTTCAAATACCACGTTCTAGCGCAGGCGGATGTTACTCTCCAGTCTCCTATCTTAGCCTCCCTAAGCGGTCTGGGTTTTGTTAACCCCCTTACCGTTGCTTGGGAAGCCGTCCCATACTCGTTTGTCGTGGATTGGTTCACTAATGTGGGCCAGTTCCTCGGTCAATCGACTATGATGCTCGGTTTCTCAATCAATAACCAGATGAGGACGGAGTACATTGTCGGAGATAGAGAGAATATCTCTATCGACGTCACTGCACATCCCGATCCCTCTTTTGATTATCGTGGCGCCTCTCATAGTGCCACAGTTAACCGGGTTCGAGCACTTCCGCCCGTCCCGTTAGTGTTTAAGCCCTTTAAAGGCTTCTCCACTACCCGTGGTGCGACAGCAGCTGCTCTATTGGCGCAGTTTCTTCCGCATCATTAAACAAGTCCATGGTATTACTATCATGGCATACCGGAGACAGACCCTATGTCTGCCATTGCCGATATCATCGTAAAGAAAGCCGACAACACCACGTCTCTGACGTTCAGTGCAATCGCCGGCTCAGGTGGTGACACCAGCCCTGCTGTCTGGCGCTCGAATAGTGCCGGGGGGACTCCTGGGCAACAGCCCACGATGTCTGTGAAGACCCAATGGAACGGACCGAAAACGGTCCGTCGCCTTCAGGTCGACGCGGTTTTCCCCCAGGTCTATACGGACGCCAACACGGGTCTCACGCAAGTTAGGGACCGTGCAACTCTTTCGGCCACTTTTCAGTGTCCGACAGTGATGACAGTCGCTTACCTTCAGGAGTTCGCCGCGCAGATCACGAACTTGATGGCTTCTCAGCTCATCAAGGATTCGATTTCTGCTGGTTACGCTCCTACCTGATACTTTCTCAGGTTTGCGATCCATGACGGATGAACACCGTCCTGGTTAATGAGACGTTCGGTTCTACGAACCGATTCACCCTAAGGTGACCGTGTGACACGCCTTCATTCGACCTACGTCGATGATGGGATCTATCGATTGCTCGAAGATCTCGCCACTCCCGTATCTCTAAAGGTTTCTATCCTTTATCGGTATGGGGAGTGGGATCAGCTCGCTTCTTTGCGAGTCGATCCCTCGCACTATGCTTCTAGTGAGTCGTACTGGGCTGACGCCCAGGCCGTCGCACTCCTGAAGAAAAATCGCGATCTCCCGACCTCCTTTGACAAAGGAGCTCGGGCTTTCGACCTTTTCCTTCAGTGTGAAAGACAGTGCTTTCGCTCCAATCTCCGATTGGCCCCGTACGTTGGTCCCGGTTTAACCGAGGACACCGATACTGGCGTGTTTTCATATTTTATGAAAGCACGGAAATCCATTTCGAAGATTTTGGGACCCGTCCCTTCCCTCGATGATCTCGATGGACGGTTCGGCCCGGGAGCGACTTATGGCGACAAGGGTGCAGATATTACCATCCTGCACAAAATGACTTCCAGACCTACTATCACCCTTGATTCTCTTTGTTTTCTACCCTTATGGGCGAAAACGCTCTGGGCTCGCGCTCTGAGCGAGGATCATGGTACAATAGTCCCAACAAAAGGTAATCGATTTGCTCACGTCCCTAAAGACGCTGAGAAAGATCGGTGCATAGCGATCGAACCTTCGATCAATGTGTATTACCAATTGCTAGTCGGGCGTCTCATCCGTGAGCGCTTGAGGGCTGTCAAGATCGATCTTGACCGCGGACAAGATATTCACAGAATCTTCGCCTGTGAGGCCTCTGTCAAGGGCCATCTTGCTACCGTCGATTTGTCGAACGCTAGTGATACCGTTTGCTTTAACCTGGTGAGGTTATTGCTCCCACCTGCTTGGTTTGACATTTTGTGCAAACTCCGCAGCCCCATGACCCAACTTGAGTCTGGTAAGTGGGTTTACCTTGAGAAGTTTTCTTCGATGGGTAACGGTTTCACCTTCGAGCTTGAGTCGCTAGTTTTCCTAGCCCTTATCTGGAGCATTGATCCGTCACTCATACCCGGTAAAGATTTACTGGTTTACGGTGATGATATCATTCTCCCGACGAGGCTCGAGCGCGACGTTCTTGCTGTTTTCTCTTTTTGCGGTCTTGAATTGAATACTCGAAAGAGTTTCTTTTCCGGACCGTTCCGAGAGTCCTGCGGGGGCGACTACTTTAATGGAGTGGACGTACGTCCGCACTATTTGAAGGAGTTTCCCCATGAGCCGCAGGAAATCATCGCATTCTGTAACGGCCTCCGAAGATCCTGTAAAGGATTCTTCTGGCGGTGGTTCCAGGTACGACGAGCGTGGACTAGGTTCGTTTATTCGATCCCCGTGGATATACGTAGTTGCCGAGGTCCTTCGGATCTTGGTGACTGCGTTCTCCACGACTCCGCCGAAAGGTGGAGCGTCCGCGTCCAAAACAGCAGACGCTACTTCCGAACGTATTCACCGGTCTCGTATAGACGAGTAAGGTGGACGCGTTTCCGGAATAGCGTAGTGTTCGCAGCAGGAATCTATATGCTCCGATTGCCACGTGAGGGATTAATTCCTCGCGATGGCGTTCGAAAATATGGATTCACTGAGGTTGAGTTCTCCTAGGAGAGCTCACTAAGGGCTTAACCCTTAGCTGTTTCCCCGAGAGGGGTGGTGAGGTGCTTTGCACCATTGGAAAAGCTGCGAAG